GATACTTTTGAAGAGGAAGCGTCAAAACCAAACTCCGAGTTTCGGTCCGCGGAACAAGGTTTTGCATTTAGCTTAGTAGAAAGCCTCAAATATGACCCTTATCTTAGTGATAAGGTCGATTACAATTTGTTGCGCACAGGTGAAGCGCCTATTTTGGCAGAACTAGGCCTACAAGGTCAGGCTTTAACCGATAAACAGATAATAGAATTATTTGCACAAGACGATCAGGGTCGTGATATTGAAGCGGACCCCGGTTTCTTTCAAGGTGTAAAAAGACGTGCTTTACCCGGTTTGGGTTTTGCAGGTGGTTTCTATGCTGGCGCACAAGCGGGTAACCTTTCGGTAGCTGGCGTTCCTCCCGTAACACCGTGGACCGCGGCGGTGCGTATAGGTGTTCCTTTGTTTACCGGAACTGTTGGCGGTATAGCCGCTTCGTTTGCAGGGGACAAAGCAACGGATGCTTTGATGGGCGAAGAGCCTATTGTTTTACCGGGAGCAAGCTCCTACGAAGCTGGTAAGACGTTTGCAGATACTTTACCTTTTGTACTAACGCCGTGGGCTGTGCCCGCTAAAGGTTTTAGTCTAGGTGGTCAACAAGCGTTAAATCAATCTCAAAATTTTATTGGTCCTATTATTAAAGGGCAATCACGCTCACCTCTTTCCGCTAAATTTGTAGGCGGCATTGAAAAAATGAGTGGCGGAATGGGTCGATTGGCCCGTGAAAACCCTTATAGAACAGCAGCAGTTGAGGGCGGCGCACTTATTGGCACAACTTTACTTGCAGGAAAAGCAGAAGATATTGCTCCCGGAAACCCATGGGTACGTTTTGGTTTTGAAACTACCGGTGGTATAAGCGGTGCCTTAGTTGCTGACTTAGGCGCAAACAGAGTTCCTGCTTTGTTTAAGTGGAGTGGTCGCGGTATAAAAAACTTGTACAAAAGAATAATGAACCCGGACAACGCAGATAGTTTTGGTCTCACGGAAAGTGATAAAGAAAGCGTTGCTACTTTTATTACGGAACAACTTGAAAAAAACGGTGAAGATCCTTTAGCTATTCTCGAAATGCTTAATGATCCAAAGTTTGACCGGTTTATGATTGCCGAAGATGGTAGTCAAATTCAGTTAGACCCCGCTACCCGAGCAGCTAGTGTGACATTACTAGGATTACAAAACCAATTTGCTTCGGCTAATCCCGCGGTAGGTAGCGATGCCACAAGTCGAATGAAATCCTCTATAGACGCTCTGCGTCGTGGATTACTGGCGCTTTATGCTGATGGTTCTCCAGAAGCCTTGCAAGATGCCGCTATCATACAAACTTCTTTGTTTGAGGGTGTTTTAGATTCAAAACTAGCCTTGGCTACGGACAACACTATTAAAGCCATGAAGAAGGTTCGTGGTGACACGCCGGATGCAGACCTTACTTCTGCTCAAAACATTTTTGATACTTTAAAATCTCAATACACCGCAGGTCGAGCGGAAGAATCTAGTTTGTGGAAAAAAATACCTCAAAACCTAGAGGTTAATCAGTTTATTGATGAAACAGGTACTACTCAAAGCATCCCAAATTTTATAACAAACTACAACGGAAACATGGACGAGCTTTTACAAGAAGCTAAAGATGTTATTGAAGGTGGTGATTTAAAAATTCTAAAACGCTTTGTAGAACGTAAAACGCAAGAGCTAGGCATAGGTCAAGACGCCGCTGACGGAGTAGAGTTTGACACAGGTGTAACAATAGGTGAATTAAACAAAGCGAGAAGTTCTGCTTTAAATATCGCTAAAAAGTTGTACTCCGAAAGCCGAAACAATGAAGGCCGTATTGCCTCGGAATTTGCCGACGCCTTGTTAGCAGACATGAACAGTATGCCTTTAGGTGAAAACCAAGCATATGACACGGCTCGAAGTTTTTCAGCAGCGTTTAATGACGTATTTACTCGCGCATATGCCGGAGAAATATTAGGAACTAAAAAGAACGGCGCACCCAGTGTGTCTATAGACACACTTGCTAACAACCTAATGAAGGGTGATGCTGCTTTTATGAAAGCCGCCGCATTGGATGGCGTAGCTCAGTTTCAAGCGGGTCAAGCCTTAACAAACCTTTTGGAATCAGAAACAGGTGGACAGTTCGCGGCTCAAGGGCAGCGTTTGATGGCCGACCTTCAAGAGCAATATGATCCCGTTACAGGTGTTATAAACCTTCCCGAAATGCGTAAGTGGTATTCACGCAACCACGAACTTATTCAAACTGTTCCTAATTTAGACGGACGAATTGTTGCGGCAATAAACACTGCAAATGATATTCGTGCGGGCGAAGAAAACTTGCTACGAGTAGTAAGGGCTAACACTCTAAATGAAGACGGCACCTTAAACACCGGGGCGTTATCCACTTGGATGAACAACGAAAACAACAAACGTTTGATGGAATTGTTTCCGGCGGTAAGGGACGATCTTAAAGATGTTCGTAAAGCGTCTAATTTAATTACGCAAACCAAAAAACAAAACGCTTTTGATCTTAAAAACGATGTAGATCAAGTGGGCTTGTCCGAGCTATTGCCGGATAAGACTTCTAACGCCACTACGGCGGTTACTTCCGCCTTATCGGCTAACCAGAATAGACCTTTTGCGATTTTAAACAGGTATATGAGGATGGTCGATAATGTTGGCGAAGACGGGTTCACTGTTTTGCCAAATACCGGCGGTGACAAACGTTTTACCAGTCCAAATGCGGGTAAAACGTGGACGCAAGCCGACCTCCGAAACGGTATGCGTAGTGCTATTTATGACAGCATTTTTCAAGTAAGTTCTAACGGAGAGCGTTTTAGCCCCGCTGCCGCTTACAACAAACTGTTTGCTCCACACCCAAAAGTAAAGGAGCTTTCTGTTGCTGATTGGATGTTACAAAATGATCTAGTAGGTGCTGACCAGTTAAAAGATACAAAAGAATTTCTTCGTAAAATGGCCGAAATCGAGATGTTTACGATGAAAGCTAAACCGGGCCAGACCGACGTTCTTTACAAAGACTTAGGTGAAGGACTAAAGCTTGCCGCTGCAATGGGCGGTTCTGCGGTCGGTTCTAGTCTTAGAAACCAAATTGGTCTGAACAGTGGCGCAGGTGAGATTATATTTGCTGGACGTTTTGCCAAGTTTGGTCAAGACGTAGCTCAACGTTACTTTGCTGAATTACCCCAATCTCTGCAAGCCAACAGAGTACAGATAATTTTAGAAAACGAAGAACTGCTGAAGCAAGCCCTTAGAAAAGGTAAAACTCAGCGTGAAAAAGACGCTTTGGCTGCTCAGTTTGCAGAAATGGCTATTCAAAATTACGTCATCATGCCTGTAAGACGATTGGGTGGTGAAGCTATACAAGAAACATTCTCTTCAGACCAAAGTCTGGAGGGGCAACCAATTCCTCCCGTGGAAGTTCCCACCGGAAGCGGGGCGAATCTGCCTACTACGAATAACAATGCTGCACCGGTTGTGCCGGTACAAAAATCAGCACCCGTTGTTCCTAGTGGGCCACCTATTCAGCAACCTGAACCAGAAAATTTTAATCCAAACCCTAGTAGGTTTGACCAAAGTTCGGTTGCACCCAGCGGTCCTGTGGACCGGACTAAGTTTGCAGCTTTATTCCCAGAAGACCGAGAACTTCTCGGCATCGGTAGTTTGATGGGGCAAGTGTAATGAGTATTTTTGCAGAATACGGGGGCAGATCATCGTATTACACGGCCAACGAATTGGACCGTTTGCAGAACCCTGAGAAATACAATTACACGCAAGAACAATACGATGCTTTCTCTTCACAGGTACAAAAAAAGTTTGATGCCCGACAAGCCGCTGATGACGCCTCGCAAGATGCTATCCCCTTTAGCTACGTGGGCCGCGGCTCGGGGTCAACGAACCCTGCTTTTAGTTTTGCCGGATACAGTGGACACACTAGCGGTGGTACAGCCGGAAACGTAAATCTAGGCGGTCTTGCCGGAATCTTTGGTGGTGGATCAACCACAGAAACACAAGGTAGTTCGGACGGGGGTGGTGGAACCCCTCCCGGTGGCGGTGGTCCGGGCGGTCCCGGAGAAGGTGAAACACAACACAGAGCAGACGGTGGTGTAATCTACCCCGTACAACACATGGAGGCCGGTGGCATGATCGCATCACCCTACGCAAACCCTATGAAACAACAGATGGGTACAACAATGCAAACCATGGAACAACCCTTACCACAGATGTCACGAGGCCCCGAGATGGGCGGTGTAGGTGGTATGTTTCAAAACATGCAGCAACAGTTTGGTCAGCAGATGCGGCAAATGGAATCCTCGCCACTGAAGGTGTACGGAAACTATTTAAACCAAACATACACAAGCCCACAAGCAGCAGAAATGCAGGCGAAGGTGACAGAATTTGTGGACCTTGTAGACCAAGCAGAAAGAGCGCACTTTGGCGCAGAAGAAAGCTTTGGTTATGGAAAACCACCTGTTCCCGCACAAATGCCAATGATGCAGAATCATCGCGCAGTAATGCCTCAACCAATGATGCAAACTATGGGACCGGGATCAATGGGTGGAGGCATAGCCTCTTTACCGCCCGCTTTTTAAAACGTCATGGCAGCTATATCGGAAGACACAAATCTGACAATACCGCTCAAGAACATCTTGGGCATGATTGCGCTGACCGCTGTCGCCACAATGGCTTACTTTTCTATTGAATCACGGCTCACGACACTCGAACACAGTGTTGATATGACGGATGTTGAGATTAAATCAAATTCTGAATTTAGAATTTTATGGCCACGCGGGCAGCTTGGTTCGCTTCCGGCTGACGCTAGGCAGGACATGCTAATCGAAGGATTAGAACGGGACGTAGTAGAACTACGTGAAATGCAGGATAGGGTTCACGAATTGACTATCCGTATCGGTACATTAGAAGCACTATTTGATACAAAAAATTCTGAAAGCACGAACTGAACATGGAAATAATGGACGCCATAGGGGTTGTTTGGCCCATAGCGGCGGCATTCGTGACTCTGGTAATTGTCCTTGCAAAAATGCACAGCGACATTGAACAGATAAAAGAGAAGATTAGAGTGTTATTTGATCTATGGAACAAAAAGGACTAGCGTAACCAGTCCTGTACATCTTCTCCCAACACCTGCCCTGCTATATCAATCTTGCTGCGCAAAGCTCCCAATATCTTTTCATCAATTGTACCCGGCGACACTAGGTCAATATAAGTGACCTTGTTAGACTGACCGATACGGTGTGCCCGATCCTCGGACTGAAGCCTAATTTCCAAGTCATAACTATTACTGTAATAAATAACAGTATTAGCTGCGGTAAGTGTAATACCATACCCACCTGTCTTGGGTTGTCCCACAAAGAATCGAAGAGGGTTGTCCGGGTCTTGGAAATCCTCCACGATCTGTTGGCGCTCATCTTGCGGAGTAGCACCATAATAGGTTGCGACCGATTCGGGCCCGAACCGGTCGCGCAGGGCATCAGCTACCTGTTGGATGTCGTGTGTATACGTCGCCCAAATGATTGCTTTACCCTGAAACTCTTCGGTGATGTCGAGTAGTTCGTTCAAACGGTTGCTTTTGACCGTCTGTATCTCGCCCTCATCCGGCTGCAAATGTCCGCAGCAAATCTGTTGTAACCGCATAATCTGTGTTAGCACACTCGCTGTCGTAGCTAACTCTCCACTTTCTAGTTTTGCAAGCGCAAGCTTTTTCATCTGCATGTACAGCTTGACTTGTTCGGGGGTGAGGGAAACGTCCCTACGAATATAAACTTTGGCAGGTAGATCAAGGCAATCGACTTTTAGAACCCGGCTACTAAACCGCTCTAACTTTTCAGATAGTTCGTCTAAACGTCGGTAGCCTACAATCTGTTGGAAGCTGCGATGACCCATTTGGCGTTTCTGCACATTGGCATACCGCGCTTGGAAAGCATAGTAGCTATTAAAGCCTAATGCCTTTTCGGCAAGGAAGTTACATTGGCTAAACAGGTCCATAGGGCTCTTAGTTATCGGAGAGCCGGTCAATACCCGGCGGTATTTAGCCCGTTTCTGTAAAGCTATGATGTTCTTCGTTCTCGCAGCCTTCCTGTTTTTAATTGTAGTTGATTCGTCAACAATGACAATGTTATCTGGGTTTTGATACAAGAAAGCTTCAGCCGCTTCTGTGCCACGTGGTGACGAGAAAGCCTCCGTATTCATAACAAAAACTTTTAATTTAGGATCACGGTCCACAATAAAATCTTTTAAATCAGTCTCAAAACGCTGGGTCTTTGCTGGAATCCATCGCATAATGTGACGGGGGATGCGCTTTGGCAAATGTATTGGTACTTCACCTTTTACCCAATTGTCATAGACTCCCTTCGGCGCAACGATAAGAGCGGCTTTAATTTTACCCTCTTCATACAACGCGCCCATCGTGTCGATTGCTACTTTGGATTTACCTGTCCCCATTTCCATGAGTAACGCATAGAACTCCGCGTCCCACGACTCTTCAAAGGCAGTTCGCTGGTGTTCGTATGGTTGGGTCTCGTACTCGTAATTTTGCATTATCCACCTTATTTATTAAAATCGCTTGACATTGAGAGTGTATGCGATAGTATCTGTAATTGTCAAGGCCCAAAGAGGTGCCTTTAACCACGAAAGGAGAAACACGATGAGTGATGACCTAGCAAAATTGATGGAGCAGGACTTTGAACAAACGAATGCTACATCTGTTGAAAAAATTGACCAGCAAGGGCTTACTTCGGTAGCCGCGTTGGCCAGAACAATCCGAGACAAGGAAGCTAAAATCTCTGACCTTGAGCAAACGCTCAAAGACGAGAAGAAAACGCTTCTGAAGCTTACGGATGAGGAGATGCCTTCGATGCTTGCAGAGATCGGCATGTCTTCCTTTGCACTAGATGACGGTTCAACTGTTGAAGTTAAACAGACATACGGTGCGTCCATTCTCGTTAGTAAACGTCCAGAAGCCTACGACTGGCTACGCGATCATGGGCACGATGACATTATTAAAAATACTGTCTTGTGTCAGTTTGGCCGTGGAGAGGACGATCAAGCGGGAGCCTTTGCTGCATTTGCGCAGACGCAAGGGTTTATTCCAGAACAAAAAACTGAGGTGCATCCCCAAACGTTACGTGCGTTCGTCAAAGAACGTTGCGAAGCAGGAGAGGATTTTCCAATGGAATTGTTTGGAGCATGGGTGGGTCAACGCGCAGTAATTAAACGAGGTAAGAAATAATGACTAAGAAAAGTGAATTAGCCGAAGCAGGCAATAAAGATGTGGCAGTGTTCAATCCTGCCATGATGGAGCAGGATGCTGGTGCAGGCATGGACAATATGGGAACTGAAGACTTAGCTCTTCCATTCCTAAAGGTCCTGTCCGGTAACGATCCTGTATTGGACGAGAATGAGACGGCACGTAAGGGTGATATATACAACACTGTTACTGGTATTCCATACAAAGGTAAGGACGGGGTTCGAGTAGTACCCTGCGCTTATCAGCGTAGGTTTATCCAGTGGGCTCCGCGTGGCAGCGGAAGCGGTGCGCCCATGGCAATTTATGAACCGGGAGAAGAACGTCCAAAGACAGAGCGTTCGCCAGATGACAACAAGGAATATGTTGCAAATGGTGATGGGTCTTACATCGAAGAGACTCACCAACACTTTGTTCTCCTAATCAACGATGATGGGTCATACGAGACCGCCCTCATCGCAATGAAATCCACACAGCTTAAAAAGAGCAGAAAGTGGAACAGCATGATGGCGTCTCGCTCAATGCAAGGTCAAAACGGGCCGTTTACACCGCCCCGCTTTAGCCACATTTACCACCTGAAAACGGTATCCGAGGAGAACTCCAAGGGATCGTGGCATGGATGGGAGATGTCCTGCGAAGGTGTCATTGAGGATGGCGCTCTGTATTCCCGCGCAAAGGGTTTTGCAGAGAGCATCACCGCAGGCGATGTTGTGGTGAAACATACGGATGACGAAGCAGACGGTAAATCTACACCGTTTTAATAGTCACGCGGCGGGGTACTTAGTGCCCTGCCGCTTTTTTCCGTATGGGGGCACAAATGTCAGTAGAAAAATTTATGGCCATATTTGATGGCCTGAAGGAAGCCCACGGCTACTTCAAGATAGAAAACACCGGCGCGAACGGTAAGGCCAAAGGTAAGGCTGGCGTCCTGCGTGAACCCCAAACATTGAAGCTTTGGGAAAACCATCTGTCTGGTAAAGGCAGTGGATTGGGTATCATACCCATCAACGAAGACAACATGTGCAAGTGGGGATGTATCGACGTGGACCAGTATCCACTCGACCACAAGATGCTTGTCGATAAAATAAGAAAGTTAAAGTTACCTTTAGTAGTGTGCCGGTCCAAGTCTGGGGGTGCCCACTGTTTTTTATTCTCAAAGGAATGGGTGCCTGCGAAAGACATGCAGAAGTCTCTGCAACACATGTCCGCGGCCCTCGGTTATGGTGAGAGTGAGATATTTCCAAAACAGATAAAGTTGCACCTAGACCGTGGTGATGTTGGAAACTTTCTCAACCTACCTTACTACGATCACGAGAACGGTCTGCGTTACGCAATATTAGATGACGGTACATCCGCTGAACTGAATGAGTTCATAGACCTGTACGAAAAATATGCACAAACCCCCGAAGAAGTAGTTAAGCTACAAATAGTAGATACAGGTGAAACCGACCTGATGAAGGACGGACCACCTTGTTTACAGATACTTTGTAAGCAGCGAATAAGCGAGGGAGGTAGAAATAATGGTCTATTCAATATCGGGGTATACCTGCGCAAGGCGTATCCAGATAGTTACGAGTCCGAAATACTACGCTACAACATGGAGTACCTGTCTCCGCCATTGCCACTACCAGAGGTCAACATAGTTGCGAAGCAGCTAGACCGCAAAGACTACGCCTACAAGTGTTCTGATGCGCCGATCAACGCGCACTGCAACAAAGAACTGTGCCGCACACGTAAATTCGGCATAGGAGCCGCTGTAGCGGGCGCTACGATAGCGAACCTACGCAAGTATAACTCTACCCCTCCCGTCTGGTTTATGGACGTTAACGGCGAACCACTGGAGTTAGACACTGAGGCTCTGATGAGCCAACCCTTATTTCAGAAATACTGCATGGAGCAACTTAACTTCATGCCCCGGTCCGTTGCCAAGCAGCAGTGGGAAGGCCGGATCAGCACCCTTATGACTGAGATGCGCGACAACGAAAGTGCGATCATGGAAGTATCGCAAGACGCCAGCATTAGTGGTCAGTTCTACGATTACCTTGAAGAGTTTTGCAGCCACCTACAGCAGGCGCAAGACAAGGAAGAGATACTATTACGCCGTCCTTGGACCGATGAAGAGGAAGAGGTTACTTACTTTAGGCTCAAGGACTTTGAGAATTATCTGAAGAAGAACAAATTCTTTGAGTACAAGTCGCATCGCATTGCGCAACGTTTGAGAGACATTAACGGCGACAGTATTGTATTAAAGATCAAGGGACGAGCAGTACGTGTTTGGAAAATACCAGCGTTTGAAAGTGCTGAAGTAGATTTAAAAACGCCTTCATTTGGACAGGAGGAGGCTCCGTTTTGACAAAGCTGTTAACAAAGTATTGGCGTCATATGAGAGACCTAGAAATAGTTGACATGATAGATAGACAACGAATGACCATGACCGCAGTGGGAAAGTTTTGGGGTATATCTAAACAACGGGTGCAACAGATTTACAGTAGGGAGAAAAGGAAGGATGCACAAATTTAAAAACAAATCTTGGTTTGGCCTGATTCCAGACGATTTGAGTAATAAGCATCTTGCTGAATTGTTGGAATGTATTGCAATGGAAGCTGACATGGAGACGGAAGACCGTAAAATTTCGGCAGTAGGTTTGGCCGACATACTCATGGCAGCAGCCGAAAGGATTTATCCAGATGTTTAGAATCTTTGGACCTCCGGGCACAGGAAAAACCACGACCTTGCTCAACATGGTGGACAAGGCGCTGTCGGATGGAACATCCCCTGACCGTATCGCATTCTTGGCCTTTACTCGAAAAGCGGCAAATGAGGCAAAAGAGCGGGCGGCTGCTCGTTTTAACTTAGACCCTAAGAAAGACTTGGTGTTCTTTCGGACACTGCATAGCCTTGCTTTAACAATGTCTGACATACGCCCCGAACAAGTCATGCAGGAAGAGAACTACCGTGAACTTAGTCGCGCCATTGGTGTAGAACTAGGCGGGCAAAAGAACACGTCGATAGATGATGACGTGCCCAGCATGGTGGCCAGCAGCGATCCAATCCTTGGTTTAATTAACTTAGCTCGTTTGCGGAAGGTTGATCTACGCGATCAATACAACATTAGCTCTATCGAACAGGACTGGACCACCGTTAACTTTGTCGATAAGTGCCTGCGAGAATACAAGGACAGTATGGGACTGTACGACTTTACCGACATGCTGGAGCAGTTTGCACAAGGTGGTGCCCAGTTCTGCCCGGAGTTTGATTTATGTTTTTTAGACGAAGCGCAAGACTTGTCCCCGTTACAGTGGGACATAGCTCATCTTTTAGATAGTCGATCTAAGAAGATGTACTGCGCAGGTGATGACGATCAAGCCATCTACCGATGGGCGGGTGCAGATGTAGACCATTTTATTAACTTACCCGGTGGTTCGGAAATACTGTCACAGTCTTATCGAATACCTAAGAACGTGCATGACGTGGCAGAGAATGTCGTGCGTCGCATTGGCAGGCGCTTTCCAAAAGCATATGAACCGCGATCCGAACCCGGCAATGTGACGCGAATCACTACTATAAACTCTTTGGACATGGCGCAAGGGGATTGGCTAATTTTATCGCAGGCTGGATACCAATTAACGCCCGTTGCTCACGACCTGAAGTCAAACGGCTACCTGTTCAACTACCGCGGAAGACGGTCCATCAGTGAAAAGGTAAGTGAAGCTGTTAACGGTTGGGAACAAATGCGCCGCGGAAAAGAAATATCCGGCAAGGTTGCACGTGTCGTGTTTAGCTACATGTCGATAGGCGAGCGGGTAACACGTGGATTTAAAAAGCTGCCGGGTGTAGCCGATGAAGACCTCGTAACGTTTGAAACATTAGTCGCTAACCATGGCCTGCTTGCTGAAAAGCATATGATCTG